AAAATAAATAGGGCCCGCCGTTGCGGGCCCGACCCGTAGCGCCCCGGAGGGCGGGGCCCCCCCGGAGCGAAGCGGAGGGGGCGGGTGCCCGGAGGGCCGCGCGAAGGGAGCCCACGAAAGATGGGACTAAGGGCAGGAGCGGACTTAAGCGGGGGAGGGCCCCCCCGGAGCGAAGCGGAGGGAGGGGAGGGACCCGCGTAGTCCGCGACGCCCGTTCCTCTCCTAAAGAGGACAGATACCTAAGGAGGGCGACTGAGCGCGGCCCGAGGGGGTGGGGGGGCGGGGAAGTGGCCTTAGGTATCTACTATTACCCTAAGGCCACTTTGGCACACCAGGTTGCACATGCCTTGAAAAGGCAAACTGCACCTGGGTGCACCTCCACGTCAGTGACACGCGATGAAGGTAAAAAAGGTGACGTCAATTTCTTCACAAACTAACTTTTAAGCAGGAAACATGAGGCGCTCAGTACAGAAGAAATCTATGCGCATGCTGTCGGTCAGCAAGCGCGCAACGGCACGCCAGCAGATGGCAGCTGCTAAACGTGCCGCGCACATTGGCTCCTATCGCGAGGTTACCGAGCTTGCCAACTTGGCAGTGCGTGGACTGCAGCTCGGACCAGGCGAGCTGAAGGCCAAGGATCAGTCGATCGGCTCATTTGCCGTTGATTTCAACGGTGCAGTATATCTGCTCAATGGAGTCGCCCGCGGCGATGACATTGACGAGCGTGTCGGTCGACAGATCCTCATCAAAGCATTCGAGATCAATGCTATTTTCAAACCAGCTGCAGCCGGTGCCGCACCGGTGCCAAGCACAATGCGCATGATGATCGTCTACGACAAGCAGACGAACGGAGCAGCTCTTACGCCCGCGCAAGTGCTGCTCGCAGTCGGTTCGGCGAACGCGCCAGTGATGCCCAAGAACCTGGAGTACCGCGACAGGTTCAGCATCCTGCGCGACATGAAGTTCGGGCTCGCATCAGCTGAGCTAACCGACTACCAGCCCGCGCCAAAGGTGGTTAAAGTCTATCAATCGATAGTACTTCCTACCACCTTCAACGCCGGCGACGCAGGAACGGTCGCAGACATCACGACTGGCTCGCTGTATGCTCTGTTCATCAGCGACCAGGCGGCTGCACCGCTTCCGACCTGCCAGTTCACGTCCCGTGTACGCTATGAGGACAAGTAAACAACAAACACAGAGCAGTTGTTTACATCAGATGCTTTACTGGGGTGCAGTGGGAGAGGGGGGCTGGGAATCGGGGCACAGGACGTAGTCGACGGCATCCGCAGCAGCAGCAGCTTGAGGGGCATCAGAGGTACGCGTAGATGGGGCCTGTACCCTTGGGTGCAGGTGCAGGACGTCCCTTCCGTCTTCTGGTGAGAAGTCTGGGAGCGGGAGCTCCCCTTCGAACCACAAATTGTAGTCGATGTCCTGCAACCTCGTCACGCAATGTCGGCAGCCATGTCCAAGCCTCCGACGAATCGCCAGCTGGACCTCTAACGCCGCGCTGGGCCACCAAGTAGTGGGTGATGAGTTCGCGCAGATCACCACACGCGTCCACGCGGCGGATTTGTCGTGGAAGCGACAACTGAGGTCCGTCCCCCACTTGTCTAGGTACTGGTTCATGTCGAAGATCTCCCACTTCGTCCAGTCGAACTCGTCGAAGAGGATCGTTGCCTGGCCTTGGTAGCGACCCCACGGATCGCGGCCAGGCTTTACGACGTAGATACCACCCGTGCGGAGAAAAACAGTGTTGGTCCGCACACGGTGTGTCTTGCCAGTCCCAGAAGGCCCCCATAACACTTGGACCGTAACGTCTCTCTGGATAGGGGCTTCTGGCGCAAGCTGCTGGTGCAGCGACTCTATCCCCTGATGGTAACGGATCCAATCCCCCGGATGATCCGTCGCAATCTGTCGCAATGGAACACCGGCAGCACACTTAGCAGTGATCTGGAGAAGATCAGTGCGCCTACCTTTGACCCCGGCCTCCGGGTTGAAGGTACCATGCTCTTCGCCAACGGCAACACGAGTATCCTCCTTAGTACAGTAGTTCTTGCATTGCTGTTCGTTGCCGCGGGCGAGGAGGACATGACAGTGTCCTCCCAGAAGAGCAAGGGCGGTGCGCAAGCGGCACTTGTTCGTGAAGCGCACGTAGCCCTGGATGTGCTCCGTGCCCTGTGCGCCCCTCTCCCGCTGCCAGACCATGTACGCCATCTTGCTGGCGTCGAACACAGGAACGAAGACGCCGGGGTTGTTGATCGTGAAGACCACACGAGTGGTTTGCTTTTCGAGGTTCTCGGACAGGTCCACGAGACCAGCAGGGAATTCGGGGACCTCTCCGAGAGACATTGCCTCCGCAGGAGATGCAGCAGCGGCGGCCCGTGCGAGGCGACCGAGCCCGGTATGCTGCCGCTCTACTCGTTCCTCCTGAGTTGCGGAGCCCTGGGATTCTCCAGAATCAGCTGCATGCGGCGCCATTGCAGCCGCAGCTGGAGCATGCGATCTGCATGCTTCGCTCTGCCGCATGGCTTCATCCCATTCGGCTTGAGACAGTTCAGAGAACTCCTCGTCGGACATGTCCGACGCTTCACACTGCGATTCGACGAAGTAATCTGCCATTGCATGTAATTGCCTTGAGAGTAATAAAAAAGTGCAGTGCCACGTAACGAAGTGCTTTATATAGTGACGTTATCGGCTGAATACCGAAAACCAGCGCACCGCGCAAAGCAAAAGAAGAATAACGTCACTAATGACGGAATGACTATCGTCACAATGTCGATTCCCGAATCCAGAAACCTGCATACCACTCACAACGATTCGAAAATAAATAGGGCCCGCCGTTGCGGGCCCGACCCGTAGCGCCCCGGAGGGCGGGGCCCCCCCGGAGCGAAGCGGAGGGGGCGGGTGCCCGGAGGGCCGCGCGAAGGGAGCCCACG